TTTTAAATATAAATATCTGGTGAGTATTAAATTAGAACCATTGAGAGAAATGGTTAAAACGTCGTCTTTAGTCATTTAAAATTATTCTTTAAAACTTGTTTGTAATATTTAAATATTTTATTAACTTATTTTTATTAATACGCAGTAAGATAAATAAAAATATTTCAATTTTAAGTTATCAAATATTTTTCTCATTGGTTTGTTATAGAAATAAATTATTTTCCAATTCACAAAAATAATCTATCTTTTATATATAACCAATGAAAAGTTTATCACCCTTAGAGTTAAAAGAATTTGATGCCAGCTTGAAAGGAGGCCGCAAGACAAAGAGACGTGGTAATGCCAGTCTAAGAGCATGGGTTACATTTGTTAAGAAGGTAGCCAAGGAGGAGAAGTTGTCCTACAAGGATGCCATGATGCGTGCCAAGGCTCGCAAAGATAAGGGAGAGAAATGGATGAAGGGTGGTGATGAAATGCCCCTTGTTGAAGAGGAAATGATGGTAGAAGAATCAATGGCACCAATGCCAGTTGAACCAGTTGAACCAGTTGAAGAGGAAAGACAGGTCGATATGGATATGGAGATGGAAATGGGAGGTCGTCGTCGTCGCAAAGGAAAGAGCCACAAAAAGCACGGTGGAGCAAAGAAGCGTGGAACAAAGAAGAGACGTTAAATTTGTTGAATTAATTCCTTAAAAACATTTATCTCTAAATTGTTTAGCAATAATTCGAATTGTTCCATTGTGTTAACGAGAGAAAGACGTTTAGAAGGGTCTAGACTAATATTTTTTACTAACAACTTCATAAAAAGTATTATGAATTTGTTTTGTGTTTTCATACTTTTATGTAGTCCAATAAGTATGCGTAAAAAAACGATGCTTACAGCATAGTTATCCCATGTTTGTAATATTTCGTTTGTATTAAAAATATCTAAAAATGATTTATTAATATATTTGCTATAATAGTTAATACCATCTTGAATTATTGTTTTTGTCTCAAAGTGTTTCAAAATAGAATGATTTGTTATGAATTGTTTTATAACTGTTTCGATATTATAACTAGACAAAGAAGTAATATTATTAGTTAATTGATATCGTAACAAATGTATTTCAATCGGTAAAAATATATCATTGATATTGTTATCTCGAGTATCAATTAAAGAAAGTATTTTATTTTGCGGTTCAATTCGGTTTATTGTTTCTCTCATTATGAAGAGTGAAAGATTGAATTTTGTTAATAAAATATTTTCGTGTTCATCCACAAGAATTGTATCAAAGTTTATGTTATTGTGAATAATTCCATTATGTAATAATAATTGGCACGTATTTAAAGAACTTTTATAAAATTCGATTAATTTGATAATATATTTTTTAAAACTACTTAAAGCCTTTAAGTAGGAATCTAAATATATTAATTTCTTTGAACTATAAGTTATTAATACTTCAGCATTATTTGTGTCGTCGACATATGGTATATAATTGTTGTCTTCAGTTAATTCCGCTATTTTTATATTTTCTACTGTATCAAACAAATAAAAATATAGGTTCCATTTTGGAATTCGTTTTATAAACACAGTTTTCTCTAATTCATTTGTTATTAGAATCGTTTTTTTTGTTACAATATATTTTTGATTCTTTTTTGTTGTGTTCGAGACAAATTGATTTGTGTTGTTGCTATTCATTTCTCTTGTTGTTAAATCTAAGTCATAAAAAAAATTATTTGTTATATTTTCCATTGTATTTTATTTTTATTGTGTGTAATAATTAGTTAGGTATTTTTATTTACTTATTTACTTATTTACTTATTTATTTATTACTGATAAGTATAAAATATCTGTTTTTATACGTTTTTTTTAGCTTGGTTTGAATTAGTTCCGTATCATTAATTCCTTGTTCAAAAATATTTGAAATTGTTTGTTTCAAAATAACCTCATTCTGCTTACAAAAGGAGACAAATCCTGTTTTTGGCTGGTATCCATCGTTTCTAATATTTGTCTTAATGTGTGTATCCATAGCTTCTAGTAGTTCGTGATTTACTGAAATATATTGTCTACGTTTTTTTGGCTCTACTGGAACCGAACTTTTCTTTCTAAAATAATAACGAGCACTTTTAAACATTTTATTTAAAATGTCTCCTTCGTATCCTAATATATTTAATCTTCTGCTTTCAATATCGATTAACTCAATATTTTCATCCACCCATAATTGCCATGCTTCTTTAAAATCTTTTCTCTCATCATATTGGTGAATCTTTGAAAATTTATACAATTCTTCCATAAATTCTTCTGTAAACTTGAAACGAAATATAGCATATTGATTTGTTATTTCTATTATTTCTCTTCTCTCATTTGTTTCCATTGTTTCCCTAATTTTTATTTCGTTTCTCTCTATTACTTCATTTATTGATTCATTATTAAAATCAATATTAGTATCCATATTAATATCCATGTTAGTAATCATATTATCGAAACTTTATAAGTCTTTATTATTTATTTTGTTACCTTTATCGTATACTTATTTTTATTTCAATTTTTTTATTTATTAGAAAACAAAATAAAGCTTTTGCTATATATAATAAAAATGAATACAGACGATAAAATCGATTATGATAATGATGACACCGTTGAATATAATTGCGAACATATACGAGCACCTGACCCTGTGGTTAGAGAGAAATTAATAGAGAGTAACTATTATAATTATATTCCAGATAAATATGACACTGAATTTGAAAATGATAATGATAATGATAATGACAAAACAGAAGACATGATATTAGAAGCCATTTTGAAACAAAGCAAACAAGATTATGATAACGAACAAGAACAAAAAGAATTATTACGTGTTGAACGCACGAAATTAAACGATACCTACGCCGGAATCAGAAATAAAATAAATAGAATAAAGGGATACGATTCTATGAATCGCGAAATATATGAAAAAATACTCACCATTATTGAAAAGTATGAAAATGCGGAAATAAATTATTTTTTGGTTGAAAAAGAGGTTTTTGATAAAATGTTTATTATATTGACTTCACTAAGAATGACGTCAAGTGAAATAGAGTTTTTGCGTAAATTAATAATTGTATAGTATTTATAGTATATAAAAAATAAATATTCTGTAAAATTATATGACATTTACTATTATAGCACAGCCTTATTTAGACACTTATAATAAAAATTATATAAATATTCTTACAGTTAACGTAATGCCTCAAGGCCCATTGTCGCAATTTGTTAGAAGAATACAATTTCCGCAATTATCTCCTTACCAGCAAAAATACCAACAAAATAATTATGGAAATGACTGTGGATTAGCTCTTATAAAAATGGGGTATTCTTATTCCGGAAATAATTTGATGACACCAAATGAACTACCGGATTTATTTTCTTTTTTGACAAGTAACGGCTATCAAATAGAAACACAGTTAACCAATTTAATGAATCAAAGTGATGTAAAAATATCGGATAATCGTCACGTAGTGTGTGCTGCTACTTATTATGGAACTAATCAACCAAATATTGTATATATGAAATAATATTAGTTATATAAAAAATTGATTTATATTATTTTATAATTTGATTTTTATAAATTGATTAAACACAAATTAGTAAATAAAAATAACATAAGTATTAGTAATTAATATTATGACTCGAGAAACATTAGAACAAATGTTGTCACTACAATTACCTAGCAATTTTGAAAATTATAATATTGAATTACAAAGCTTACTTATTGAATATTTAACTCAGCTAAATCCGATAGAGAAACATGCGTATAAAATTGCCAAAGAACATCTAGGTTCTTCGTTTAATATCGTCAAAAGTAATGGATTTTGCGATTGGAAAAAGGATAATAAAAAATAAAATATCTTATGTAATATATTTTATCTTTTGTATTTTGTCTTTTATCTTTTGTCTTTTTACTCTTATGGATTGTTTCCTTACATCTAATAAGCACGTTTTGTTTTATTATATTTATTATTATATAATCTTCGTTTTGTTTTTCCGCCTTTTTTTACCATATTCAAAATATAGGATGCGGTAATATGCGAATTTAAAAAATCATTTATGCTTTTTGTTGTTCGAGTTAACGTTTTTTGTCCACCTTTTTGGATTTGTTTTATAGAGTTGCCTCCTACAAATCTACGACTGTTAACAGTAGAAGGAGTATTATTAACAGCATTTATCTGATTTTGGGATTGTGGAAATGACATTATTCCTCTTGTCAAAGTATCTGCGTTTTGTTTTGCTGCGCTATTAATAACCTCACTATTTTCTAGTAATTCTATTTCTTTTCTATTAATATTTTCTTGTATAGATTTATTTAATTCGTATTTACGTTTATTTACTTCTAATCGTTTTGGTATTTCCTTTGTTATATCATCTAATTTTACAATTACTTCCGCTACATCCTTAGCTAATGGTTCTAATTCATCAATTATATCTTTTGATGCGCCTAATACAATTTTTGCTTCTTTTATTGCTGGCTGAATAGTATTAGTAATAATACTAATTATTGTTTCCGCTATTTTATCTTTGTTATTTGATGACATATTCCAGTTACATTATACAGATTTTTTATTTTATTTTACTTTATGGTATATTTTATAGCGTAGACCCCGTTTTTTGTAACATTTTAAAATCAGCAAAAGATAATGCTAATTTTTTATCAACAAGCTTCTTATCTACTTTCTTAAGTAACATTAAATTAGCGATTCTACCTTCCCATGTATATCTGTTTGCTGACTCCTTTAACAATTGCTTCTCTGTTTGTGAACCTGAATTATTTACATCTGGCAAATTTGCTTTCACGTGTGACGGCAATGTAAAATCTGATTGAACCCTGTTCTTTGTCGGTTTAACTTCACTTGTATATTTTTTTACCCTATTTGGCCCGGATGGAATATGTGGCTTAGAATTGGTATTACTTATGCTGGTACTATTGTTATCACTTGTATTATTACTAGCTTTATTCCTTGCTTTATTTAGTTCTTCCTCTAAATCTACAAATAAAGGTTTACACCAATACGCCATAACGTATTTTCTACCTATTGTTTCTAAATATCTATATGGAATTGTGCTATTGCTAAAATATTCAAAGGACTGTTTTTTATTATTGTATCTCATATAAACATTCCCTAACGGGGTCGACTCCAAAACATAATTATTAATATATCCATCCAATTTATTATTGGTAATTGTATCTTTTGTTTGTTGAATAAAATCTGGTGCTTCTATATTTGATAATTCTTCCAAAGCAGTAGTTAATTCACTATAATCATTTTTAATGTCATCATATTCCGACTTAAAATCATTAAATATTTCATCTAAATCAAAATCACCAGGGTCTTCTTCAAATTCCTCTTCTATTTCATGATACTGAATCAACAATTTTACAGCTAAATCAGTTCCGTCTAGTTTCTTATTGTCGGAATTATTCATAGCATTAATAATTGGTTCCATCAAACTTATTTTCTTCTGACATTTTGCGATTTTTTCCTGATAATCACAGATTTCTTTTTTCATTTTGTCTTCGTATGTGGTCTTTAATTTTTCGTATACTGTTTTTTCCTGGGCTAATTCGACTTCAGAGAATACAAACGTATTAGGGAATCCTTTAAATTTTTCTAAATATTTTTCTTCATATTTTTGTATTGGTGGCGGGTTTTGCTCTTCTTTTTGTGCTTCTGACTCTTTATTTTTATTTGAACCTTGTTCTAATAATTCATTAAGTTCCTCAGTATACAATAATTTACCATAAACTAATTTATGAACTTCATTTTCTAAATGACGTTTGTATATAATTATTTTTCTTTTTGAATAAGGTAAAGCTGGTGTATACGCAAAAAAACAATAAATAAAAAAAAAGCAACTAATGTAATTTAATATATCTGATTCTATAATATACATTTTTTGTAAGTATAATATAGAATATTATTACTAATTAGCTCTAAACCCTTTATTTATTATTTTATTTCTATTTGTTTGTATTTGTTTATATTGTATTATTTATTTATTCATATTTTATTATTTATTTGTTTGAAACAATATGTCTATTTCTTTTTCTAAAAAGGGGACTTCCAATAATTCATATGTGGCGTCCGGATTATCTGGATGAATCCTAACAAGACATAATTTTGTAACTGTTTTTCCATATTTATCTTCTAAAATACGTTTATATGTATTAAGTTGTAAAGCATATTGCCAAAAATTTGCCGCTGGTAAATGTTTTAGTAATGGATTTGTAGCAAATTGATTCCAATTATTAACACTTGTTATTTCCTTACTTCGCTTCCAGTCATATATTTCCAAGGTTCCATCTGGATTTTCATACACCATGTCGACTGAACCAGCAAGTTTAATATCTTCATGATAAATCATCCATTCGGTGCGAAATGGTTTTAATTGTGGATGGTCTTCTACAAATTTAATAAAGAATTCCCATTCTGTGCCTCTTATAACTGTATCGCCGCTGTTTGTTTTTGAATCGTGATAATTTTGAGCCAAATCTTTATGTGTATACCCATTTGACAATTGAGAATTATTCATAAATACCTCGATTTGTTCGTGTAAATTGGTTCCCGCGCTAGAAACAGCTGCCCCGTTTGACGTCCAACTTGCTTTTATTTGTTCTGCGGTTTGTCCCCAATATTTATGTCCAGGACCCCAACCTTTACTCTTCATGATATTTGTGATGACAGCGTCCGCATCAAATTTTGGGAATTGACTGTGAATTAAAGTGGTAACAGATGTGTATTTTTTACCTGGGTCAGTGAGTATTTCATAACGATGACCTTTTGCGTAAAATTTAATATATTTGTCTCTTTCGTTTTCATTTACTTTTGATAAAATTGTAATGTCCTGAGTGTTCATAGTTTGATTTAAATTGCTCATCTTTGCTTTGATATTATATTATTATGTCTTTAAATACTAATATAATTTCAATTTTTTATATGATTCAATACTTAATAATGTGTTTTTAAGAGCAAAATTATTATTATCAAATGGCGTATTTTTTAAGTAGGACTTGTTCTTATCCATAAGTTGTCTGCAGCATAGTATGTATATGACCTTATAAAGGCATTATTGCGAAAAGGTTCGTTATTGGCACTGGAGTTAACCGTTGTCCCAGTAAAAGTGGATATTTTTTGATTAAATGTGTCTCCTACCCAAACTGTTTTATTTACGTTAGTAGAAGTGGCTCCAGTAAATCCCGTTCTAGCATTGTTTATAGGCATTACTCTTAGTGAAATATTCATTCCATCAGGTGTTCCTGTTATTCCTGGCAATCTAATAGTTGCTGTACTGTGACCTATAAAAACTAAATTTGGGTCGCTTGATGAAATTGTTGCTGTGAGACCTAAACGTAATATGTAAGACGATGTAGGGTTTTTATAAAAATCTACATAATTGTTTCCTAGTGTCATTAATGTGTCCCCTCCATTTCCTAAAAAGTTAATAGTTCCACTAGCACTATTATTTTGTATATTGAGGTTTCCATTTGTTGTTTCTGAAATAGAACAATTTCCAAATCTTATTAAACCGGTATTACCTATTGATAGCGTATTTGTAGATGGATTGTATGATAATGTTGAACTTCTTACAAGAGGTTGAGAAGTTGATACACTATTAGCAGTTGTTCCAGCTAAATAAATTAGAGTCGAACCTGTAATTGTAGTTACAGTTATAGCACTTGCGTTTGGATTTGAGCCCCCTGTAGCCCCTGTAGCACCTTGAGCTCCTGTAGCACCTTGAGCACCTGTTACACCTTGAGAACCTGTTATACCTTGAGCACCTGTTACACCTTGAGAACCTGTTACACCTTGAGCCCCTGTAGCCCCTGTAGCCCCTGTAGCCCCTGTAGCCGCTGTAGCTCCTATACTACCAGTATAACTACTAATTGCCGACTGAACCCAAGCAGTTGTAGGCATTTTAGTTGAACTATCATTTGAAGCTGGCTGTGTTGCTGTAGAAGTAGGTGGACTTGTTGATGTTAAAACAATATTACCGCCAGAATTAACACCAATTGATGTATTGTTTGGTGCCTTCAATGCCGCAGAGTTTCTTGTCAAAACCATCATTTCGTTATACCCACCGTTCCCATTATTTACGGTAAATATGTGACCACCTTCCTCGTTCGTAGCCTGGTAAATTACAAAATCATCACCATAAATGTTTCCTGCGTTGAAATTTATATCGTTTATATAGTTCACTACTAACTTACTTGTAGACAAATTATTCGCTGTCAATACTCCTGTAGATGGAACATAAGTTAATTTTGTTGTGGTTGGATCCACATATAACGGCTGAGCGCTTCCAGTTGATCCAACAAATGTTGGAAAATATGTTCCGGATGCGTTTGTTCCAGTTATTTCAATGGCAGATGCGTTAGGATTTGACGCACCCGTAGCACCTTGAGCCCCAGTTAATCCTTGAGCCCCAGTTAGTCCCTGAGAACCAGTTAGTCCCTGAGAACCAGTTTCACCCTGTGCTCCA